GCAGGTAATCACGTAGCAAAGATATATGATGGTTCTGCGTTTATCGTCTTACCATTTAGCGTAGAGACAGCACAGACTGTAGACATTAATGGCGGAACAATTGATGGAACAGTTATCGGCGGGGCAACCCCTGCCGCAGTTTCTGGAACTACATTGGATGGAAGTACCAGTCTAGTTTTAGCCACTGGAGCTACGGTTACCGGCATAGATAACGGAAGTATAAGCACGGGCAGTGCAACTCTTTTAGCAACGCAAGGAGCAGTCAAAACTTATGTCGATGCACAAGTTACAGCGCAAGATCTTGATATTACTACGGACAGTGGAAGTATCGACATTGACCTTGATTCTGAAAGTCTTACAGTCTCTGGAGGGGAAGGCATTGATACGTCTGCGACAGGCACGACAGTCACGATTGCGGCAGAAGAAGCCAGCACATCAAATAAAGGTGTAGCCTCTTTTGACACAGCCAAATTCACCGTTTCATCGGGCGCAGTCACCACCAAAGACTCTGCAATCATAGGGGCTGCTTCACTGGAAGATTTAAGCAACGTATCTTCAGTCTCACCAACAAACGACTATGTTCTTAAATATTCCTCATCAAGCTCAGAATGGCAACCAACCGCATTTGCTTACCCCGACAAGCTCACCACTAAAGGTGACTTACTTGTATACAATACAGTTGATGCTGAAACAAGACTTCCTATAGGAACCAACGATTATGTGTTGATGGCTGACTCTTCTGCAACTAATGGAGTTGCTTGGAAGCAAGCGGCAACAGCCAGTATTGAGGATGATGCGGTTAGTGCTGGCAAATTAGCCGACACAGCGGTTACGCCGGGAAGCTACACAGTAGCGTCCATCACAGTCGATCAGCAGGGCAGATTAACGTCAGCCTCAAGCGGAAGCGTTTCCGGCTTTGTTACTGCAACCAGTGCAACCGGATCTGCTGATATGCCAGCGGGAACTACAGCCCAACGCGACGGCTCACCGTCTGCGGGTTACATGCGTTTCAATTCAACCACAACAGGGTTTGAAGGCTATAACGGAAGTGCGTGGGGAAGTTTAGGAGGCGGTGCTAAAGGCGGAGGCTCTGATGAAATCTTTTATGAAAACGGGCAATCAGTTACGACCAATTACACCATTACATCAAATTTTAACGCAGTAAGTGCTGGCCCTGTAACGGTTGATAGCGGAGTCACAGTAACAATTAACTCTCCATCTGAGTGGGTAATAGTATGACAAAAATTTATGCAGATGCGATTGAACCGGCATCAGGAACTACGCTTACGGTAGGCTCTTCTGGAAACAACGCAGTCGTTACAGGCAATGATATACGTGCCAACGTCCTACAAGACTTGGGAGGGAATGCACTATTCACAAGCAATGGGTCAGGAGTGTTATCGGGAATAAATAGTTCCTTTGGATCATCACTGGCTTTGCTTGACACTTTAAATCCTACCGCGACAGCGTCCGTACAAACAACTGGAATATCAGCGGCCACATACGTTGAATATTATATTGTAATGACAAATATAATTCCAGCTACAAATTCCACTCACTTTCAATTTCAAGTAACAACTGATGGAACTAACTTTGATGAGCCGATTACCAGCGGCATGGTTAGGGCATATCGGACTTCTTCTTACACCGGCGACTTTGGATTTGACGGAACGGTTTGCCAAAGCAACGGAACTGCTTTTCAGAGCGTGTTTGAAGGGATGGCAAACACTGCTACAGGAAATATGAACGGTACATTAAGAATCTGGAATCCCGGTGGATCACGTTGGAAAAGCTACAACGCAGAAACAAGCTCAGTTGCTTCTTCTGGAGCCATAAAGATTACACAGTCAGGCGGGACAATAGCAACAACCGATACCTTAACTGGCATCAAATTCCAGTTTTCCAGCGGAAATATAACATCGGGAATAATCCAGATTTACGGAGTTAAATAATGAGTAAGATCTTAACCAATGCAATTGATACCGATGGCACACTTACTCTAGGGGCTAGTGGAGATTCTGTAACAATACCAAGCGGAGCTATATTAAAAACTAATAAGATACTAGACAGTGGCGGAAACAACATCGTCACTTCAGACGGTAGTGGAGCGTTGACCCTCAACTCTGCAATGGCTGGTGACTTTTCTTTATTAAACACATCAACATTTGTCGATCAGGCTTCCACAACGTTCACCACCTCAATAACCGGATTCAATTCAACTTACAATTTATATCTATTTAAGGTCGTGGGTTGTTTTCCAGTTGATGACGCCGGGGGTGCAACTCTTAAAGTTGGGTTCAGCGACGATGCTGGATCAAGTTATACCACAACAAAAACAACAACCCTTCTGAGAATACAAAGAGAGTTCACAGGTTCCGCATATTCTGGAAGTGTAGCGGTAGCCAATGCGTTCACCCAAAGTGCTGGTACAGGGGATGCTGTTATTTCAAGTGCCGATAACGATGACACAACAAACTCATGGAATGGCGACATGTGGCTATGGACACCCTCTTCAACAACTTATTACAAAACATTTACCAGTTCGATATTAGGTCAATATGTTACTGGTGGGGGTGATAACACGGCTTATTGGGAATTAGGAAATGGATACATAGGGGGTTTATCTGTTGATATAGATGCTGTTAAGTTTTACTCCTCTGACGGAAATATCAGCGGAACTGTTAAATTATATGGAGTCGCCTAATGAGCAAATTAAGAGTACCAACTATTGAGCCAGAAGGCGCAACGACAAATTTGGATCTTGGTGGCTCTGGTGATTCAGTTGCTTTTAACTCAGAGGCAATAAAAGCTAACACCTTTAAGGACGCTGGCGGAAACACTCTGTGGACTAGTGATGGATCGGGAACACTTTCAAGTATAAACAGTTCATTGGCGGGTGGAGGAATGACAGTCCTTAATACGCAGACCATTACTTCCAATGTAGCTACTGTTGAAATCACCGCTAATATTGATTCGACGTATAAACAATACTGGGTAGTGGGTATTAATATTCATCCGGCTACTACTGGCACTTCATTAGGTTTCAATATCGGAGCAAGCTACAACCTCACATATCGCGGTACTGGCTGGCGGTCGCGTCATTTGGATAGTGGAGTTGGAACCTATAACTTTATAAATTCATTTTCAGAATGGGATGGCACAACAATACAAGATATAAATAGTGAATTTGGAGCTGAATCGGGTAAGCCTGTTAACTTTATTTTAAGAATGTTTAATCCTTCAGAGGCAGTATGCCAAAAGGCTTTTACTTGGGAATCATCCTCCGTGCAGGAGACTATTGGGTGTAATTATGCGGCGGGACAATCACGCTTCCAAAGCACCTCCGCGTACACCCAAATTAGATTTGCGATGACAGGTGGCGATATTACAAATGGAACATTCAAACTTATAGGAATTGGATAATGGCAAGAAATAAAATGGTAGATGGGGTTGTAATCCCTTTAACGGCTGAAGAAGAAGTGGCGCGTGATGCTGAAGAAGCGGCATGGGCGGCAGGAGCATTTGATCGATCCATCGCGGATTTAAGACGGGATCGCAATAATCAATTAGCGGGTTCCGATTGGACTGCTCTTAGCGATGTAACCCTTTCAAACGCATCAGCATGGTCAACGCATAGGCAGTCTCTAAGAGATTTACCGGCAGGACTAACTACTGTAGAAGAGGTTAGAGCAGTGGTGTGGCCTACTCCACCGGCTTCTTAATATGGCTTTAATCCCCATTGATAATGTGGGGCAAGTTGGAATTGTCAAGGATATTAATCCGTGGCAACTCCCGCCTAATGTATGGTCTGACGGTAATAACGTTAGATCAGAGCATAGTGCTATTATAAAATCACCGGGCTACGCCGATGTTATGGCAACCGTACCTGTTGCTCCTCTTTACATTGTTAGCCTTGTTACAGGGGTTAATGAGTATTGGATTGTAGGTGGTGAGGCGGCTATACATGTCTACGACAATAGTACCGTTACAGATACACTAGATGGTAGTATTAGTGCAGTAGATACATCTATCACGGTGGACAGTGTAACTGGTTTTGAAACCGCTGGAACTATTACCATAGATGAT